TCGACCACCCACAAGAACGCCGAGGCTGGCCGTATCGACGGTGTGTGGCAGGACAAGAACTCGGATGGCTACCCCTTCGTCAAGGTTCGCGTAGTGTCTGAGCGTATTCCGCAGATTGGAGACAAGTTCAGTTCTCGTCACGGACAGAAGGGAACGGTGGGTATGCTGCTGGACGAGCAGGATATGCCCTTCACGGGTGCGGGTCTGCGGCCCGACTTGATTATGAATCCACACGCGGTGCCGAGTCGTATGACCATTGCACAGCTGATGGAATGTATCTTCGGAAAGGTGTGTGTTCGCAAGGGAACGCTGGGTGATGGAACGCCGTATTCGCACCTGAGGGTGGAGGAGCTGCGGGCTCAGATGCTGGAGCTCGGCATGCATCCCTACGGCAATGAGATTCTGTACAACGGCCAGACAGGCGAGATGATGCAGGCGGAGATCTTCATGGGTCCCACCTTCTACCAGCGGTTGAAGCACATGGTCATTGACAAGCGGCACTCCCGTGCCCGTGGGCCCATTGTGTCACTGACTCGCCAGCCGTGCGAGGGACGGTCTCGCGATGGTGGTCTGCGTGTGGGTGAGATGGAGCGTGATTGCATGATCTCCCACGGTGCGGCAGCCTTCACGAAGGAGCGTCTGATGGACGTGTCAGACCCCTTCTCGACCGGTATCTGCAAGACCTGCGGAACGCTGGCGGTGGTGAATCCGCAGGAGGGGCTGTATTCCTGCGGGTCCTGCGGCAACAAGACCGACTTTGTTCAGAAGACCATCCCGTATGCGATGAAGTTGTGGATGCAGGAGCTGGAGGCCATGCACATCGTTCCTCGCATGGTCATGGAGTAGCTAGTGTTTGTATGTCCGCCTCCGCGATCGCCTCCTCTTGATACGCCGGGTCCGACGCCGACGACCACCCTTTCTAACCGGACTAGCCGCCGCTTCGAGCTGTTCGGGGGTCAGGAACTCACCCGGTGCCTTCTCGGTTGTCAGAACGTTTGTAATCATGTTAAGTGCGTACGAAACACATGGGTATTCGGCCGATTTAATGGCGACATCCGGATCAAGACGCACTCCCACCTTCGTCCGACCAATCAGTAAGCCCGCCTTGGCCGCCTCGGGAAGCAGTGGACGAAACATCGTATCTACTATGGTTTCTCTCCAGTTGGGTGTCTCGGCTAGCTTGGCTGGGATAAACATCGTATCTGTATCGAATACCTCTAAGAATGTAAACCTTGTTCGGTCGAACACATACGCTATCATATGGGAATTGGGTGTTTGACCACTATCTGCCAACGTCAATCGTATCGTTCCAACGATCGTGTAACCTTTTTCTAGTGCATCTTTCATGATAGAAATTTCGCTAGCTGTTAACATGAATCTCATTTGAACCCCCCCGGCGGGTACCCACGGCATGTCGGGAAGAATATCGTCAGGTCTGGGTAGCGGCGACCATTGAACACCGAGGTCGGCCTGACGAGCAAAGTCTCCCATGCCCACGTGCATGAAATAGATGAGCTTTCTCTCGAAGATTCCACCCGCTGCTGGCGGGAAATCGCGAGACAGAGAACCGTCGATATCAAATCTCCGGCTCAAGTCCTGTCTGGGGTTCACAACACGCTCGACCGGTTCGCCGGCCTGCCTTGCACGGTAATCGTCATCGCGTTGTTCACATAAGTCCGCACCCGCTAGACGGTCTGGGTTCGTACGAAACGGAAAGTTTACTCCTTGCTCTTTTCGATAGGCTGTCACAAATGGGTTCATTCGCAGGCCTGTCGCACGACGCAAATACTCCGGCCACCCCTCGACTTTCGTGATCTCGTTAATTTGCCCCAACAACATGCCATATCTTTCCTCCTTTTGTTCCGGAGTCATTTCGACGATAGGATCCTTACGTCTAATGGGCCCCCCTGACATTGTTTTTCGCGTATATTTTGTTTGCTCGTCGTCATCGGTGAAGTGCATCCCAGCTCACCGGAAACGCAGTCCTCGAACATGACTATACTTCGGACTCTTCCTGAAGGTCATACAGTCCCGGACGGCGGGTGCATCCTCCACACAATGCCACTATCGCGCAGACAGCCGAACCAAGGACGACGACCCCTGCGACGACAGCCGCTGTGAGCTGGTCCTGGTCCATTACTTCTTTTTTCGGTGTATGCGTATAAATGGCCTTTGTGAAGAAGAACCCGCTTTTTGCAGCGAAATTGCCTGCGGCGAACCAGCCTGAGATGAAAGTGCACGACCTTGCTGTCGGTGAGAATTATAGATATCCCAAAGGTAAACTTATGCGTTATGAGGGTACGAATCGTGCAGAATCACCCACTGAAGATGAGACATATCGGTTTGGCTATTCCAGAAATAATGGACTCGGACTCGGAGTCGAACGTATAAGTATCCCATGGAATAAAATAAGCAGTCTCGAGCATGTGCCGCGAACAAAAGCCGCCGGTCGTCGGCGGACTCGCCACATGAAGTTCAAGAAGTCGCATACACGCCGCCGTCGGTATCGTAAGTAAACATGTCTCTCGAAGTCGTGATTGGACCGATGTTTGCGGGAAAGACGTCCTACGCGTTAAGCCTTGTTCGCAAGTATGCGGCACAAGGATTGCGAGTGTTGGTGGTCAAGCCGGCAATCGACACTCGATTCGCTAACATGAACGAGCTGACGACGCACGATGGGGATTCGATTCCGTGTGTGACCGTGGATTCGCTGAATGGGTTAACCGCCGACTTTTTGGCACCGTTCTCCGTTGTGATTCTGGATGAGGCACAGTTCTTTCAAGGACTGATTCCATTCGCAGAGTTTGCGGTGGATACGCTTCGCAAGACCGTGTACTACATTGGACTCAGTGGAGACTCCGACCGTCGCCCGTTCGGTGAGCTGTTGGGTGCACTCGCACTTGCGGATAAGATCACCCACCTGTCCAGCTTGTGTATCTGCGGTCGCCCGGCGCCCTTTACGCGTAGGTTGCAGACGGGCTACGGACAGATTGCCATTGGAGGGGCGGATTTGTATGTTCCACAGTGCAGGACGTGCCATGTTTACAGGTAGAAGTCTTCGGCTCGGACAACTTGAAAGAGGTCCGGCTTTCCCTGGTTCAGTGCGGCAATCGACTGCTCGTCCGGCGACTCGACGGCAATTGGATACACGAATGCATCGCGACGCACGCCCAGAATGGGATCGAACATGACCCAGTCGGTCACAAAGTGAGAGGCATACGGAATCGAGACGTCATCCACTGAAAAGATCGCACAGAACTTCGCAGCCCACTCGCGTGTAATCATGTAACACTGGGCTCCCCATGGATTCGAAACGCCCACATTACGAAGAATGACTTCGCTACCCACGTGTTCCCACTGGCCACTCGGAATGTTGATGTACCCCATGGACAGGATGTCGGTGTTCCCTGACATCATGTGGGGTGTGACAGCCTCCACCAACCGGTTGAAGTCCTTGTGAAACCTCACATCGTCTTCAATGATGATTCCCAGTGGCTCTCCCGAATCCACCAACGCCTGCATACAGCGAATGTGTCCGAGGGTGGCCGCACAGCCGGTGGGATAGGAGGTGCCTCGCTCGAAACAGGTGGCTCCGCGACGCACCACCTCCGGGTCGTCCTTCAGGGGGGACTGAACCAAGACAATGTCGAGGTTCAAGGGTGCTGCGGCAGCTTTGAGACGTTCGCCGCGACCGGGGTCACAGTTGACCGCATAGACACGCATTTGTAAGAGGGGTCGCCACCCCTCTAAACAGTTTTTTTCGGCTGTGCTTTTTTCTTGCTGAGTATCATACAAGCAATATGGGTGGTGGTCTTCTTCAGCTCGTCAGCTACGGTGCGCAGGACATCTACATCTCCGGCAACCCCCAGATCACGTTCTGGAAGGTGCTGTTCAAGCGTCACACGAACTTCGCGATGGAGTCCATTGAGGTGACGTTCAACGGCCAGGCCGACTTCAACAAGCGTGTGACGGCGATCATCAACCGTAACGCGGACCTGATGTACCGCACGTACATCCAGCTGGTTCTGCCGGCGGTGCAGCTGGATGCCGGTAACAACAACACGATCACCCGCTTCCGCTGGCTGAACTACATCGGCCACCGCGTTGTGAAGACGGTGGAGCTCGAGATTGGCGGCCAGCGTATCGACCGCCAGTACGGTGACTGGATGCAGATCTGGACGCAGCTGACGCAGGACACTGGCACGGTCAAGGCGCTCGATGAGATGATCGGCAACACCCACGACCTGGTGCTGATGAAGGACCGCAAGGGCTATGCGCTGGATGTGTCCTGCGCGGGTGCCGAGCTCACGAACTCGTGCGCCCCCCGTGCCGGCACCCCGGCCCGCACGCTGTACATCCCGCTCCAGTTCTGGTTCTGCCGCAACCCCGGCCTGGCCATCCCGCTGATTGCGCTCCAGTACCACGAGGTGCGCATCAACGTGGAGTTCGAGCAGTGGATCAACTGCTGCTACTACGAGGCCACCGGCGCGGTTCTCTCGTCGATCCAGTCCCTGACGGCCGCCTCGCTGTACATCGACTACATCTACCTGGACACGGAGGAGCGTCGCCGCTTCGCCCAGCAGACGCACGAGTACCTCATCGAGCAGCTGCAGTTCACGGGTGCCGAGTCGATCACGTCGAGCTCGAACAAG